CGATATGTCGGTGCTGATTAGGCGTGGCGATGTGCGGACAATGAGTTTTGGATTTTCCACGGTGAAGGATTCGTGGGCTGCTGACGGCAACGAGCGCACCTTGCAGGAGGTTCGCCTGCATGAGGTTTCCGTTGTCACCGGGACCGCTGCCTATCCGCAGACCACAGCCGCTGTCCGCAACTTGCAGCTGATCGCGGCGCGCACCGAAACAAACGGTGCGATGCTCGCGGAGGCTATTGCAGCGCTTGAGGCTGGTGACCAGTTGACGGATGATCAGGCCGCGTTGCTTCGCACCGTTGTCGATCGGGCCGCGGGTGTCGCATCGGAACCTGTCGAGCCTGACGCGGTTCCTTTGTCGGTGCATCAGAAGAAGTTGGATCTTCTTGCTAAACTTGTGAACGCATAACCGAATAGGGCGTGACATGGTGAGCCCTGACTGAAAGCCCCACGCGGGACCAGTCAGGAACTCCGGTTCGATCCCGGACACGTCCACAAGTGATGCTCAGCGGAGCCGCGGCATCACGCACCACCGTTCAGCGGAGCCGCGGCGGAACCACACACAACGCACGCTGACGCGTGCCAACACGAGGAGCATCACTAATGCAGGACTATCTGAAGCAGCAGGTCGAAGCCCGCCAGCAGGCGTGGCATCAGGCCAAGGAACTGCTTGACCGTGCAGCCGCTGAGAAGCGCGACCTGTCAGGCGACGAGGAGCAGACCTACGGTCGGATCATGGCTGACCTTGACCAGCGTTCCGCTCGCATCGAGGAGCTGCGCGCCGAGGTTCAGCGTCAGGCCGACATCGACGCATCTGTCCGCAGCATCCCGGAGATCCGCACCGAGACATCGTCGATGCGTTCCGACGCTGACATTCTTCGCAGCCTGGCGCTGGGCGAGATCCGGGCGCACACGTTCGAGAAGCGCGCACTGAACACCAGCGACGACTCTGCGATTGTCCCCCAGTCGTTCTACGACCAGATTCAGGAACTGATGCAGTTCGCTGGCCCGATGATGGATCCGGCTGTTGTCACGGTCCTTAACACGGCAAGCGGCGAGGACATCAAGGTCCCGGTTCAGTCGACTCGTCCGGCTGCCACGGCCATCGCCGAGGCAACCACGATCACCGACCTTGACCCGACGTTCTCGTCCTTGACGCTGAAGTCGCAGAAGATCGCCGTCCTCACCAAGGTGTCCCGCGAGATGATCCAGGACACCGGCATCGACCTGGTGGGCTTCCTTGGTCGTCAGCTTGGTCTCGCCATCGGCATCAAGGCGAACAACCTGCTGACTGTCGGCACGGGGACCGTGCAGGCGAACGGCATCGCCAACGCCGCTGGGTCGGCTCTGACCGGCACTGCTACGGGTGGCGCGTTCACGGCTGACAACCTGATCACGCTTGTGCACGCGGTCGATTCGGCCTATGTGCGCATGGGTGCCGGGTTCCAGATGCGGCGCGCAACGGTCGGCTCCGTCCGGGCACTGAAGGACAACTCGGGCCGTTACCTGTTCGAGCCAGCCGCCACGGTGGGCAGCCCGGACACCCTGCTGGGCTACCCGATCTACGAGAACCCTGACGTGGCCGCGGTTGCCGCCAACGCCAAGTCGGTGCTGTTCGGCTGGAACGGTTCCTATCACACGCGCATGGTCGGCGGCATTGAACTGGCCCGCTCCGATGATGCCTACTTCGGTTCCGATGAGGTCGGGTTCCGTGCGACGCTTCGCATGTGGGGCGACCTCGGGCAGGCCGACGCTGTGAAGTACTTCAAGGGTGGCACTGCCTGATCCCTTGAACTGAACGCCGAGGGGCGGTTGGAGCGCAGGCCAATCGCCCCTCGGTCCTGCGCACACCTGGGAGGGTGCATGTCTATCGCTGGGATCTGGTTCTCTAACGCTGCTTGGGCACCCACCGGGTATGGGACACAAACAGCGCAAGTGCTGCAACGCATGAACGACGCTGGCCACAAGGTCGCTGTCGCAGCGAACTACGGCCTAGAAGCCACCACAACCGAGTGGGAAGGCATCACGCATTTCCCGCGAGGATTCAGTGCGTGGTCTGAGGAGATGGTGCACCCGTATTGGGTGGACTGGAAACGGCAGCACGCGGACTGCACGCCGCACGTGTTCACGTTATATGACGTGTGGCCGTTGGAACATCCGACGTGGGATGAGATGCCTGTGTCGTCGTGGGTGCCGATTGATCATTTCCCGACGCCGCCGATGGTGGCCCGGTTCCTGCTGAAGTCGAACGTGCATTCGTTGGCGATGTCGAAGTATGGGCAGGAGCAACTGGCCCGCATCGACATTGACTCGACGTACATTCCGCACGCCATCGACACGAACGTTTACCGGCCGACAGACAAAGTGGAGTCCGGGAAGGGCCTGCTTACGGGCCGCGAAGTCATGGGCATCCCTGAGGATGCCTATGTGGTGTCGATCATCAATGCGAACAAAGGCGTGCCATCCCGGAAGGCGTTCCCTGAGCAGCTGCTGGCGGCCCGGGTGCTGATGGAAAGCCATGATGACGTATTTCTCTACATCCACGCGGAACGATCCAACGCGATGGGTGGCATCCCCTTTGACACCCTGCTGATGTCCGTGGGGATCCCTGAGGATCGCATCAAGTTCGTCAATCAGTACCAGTTGCGGATGGGGATCCCGGTCGAGGCGATGGCAGCCCTCTACACGGCCACCGACGTTCTCCTTTCGCCAACCTATGGCGAGGGCTTCGGGATCACGGTCATTGAAGCCCAGGCATGCGAGACCCCGGTAATCGTGAACAACTTCACTGCCCAACCGGAACTGGTGGGCGATGGGTGGCTCACGTCCGGGCAGCCGTTCTGGCACGCGGAGCAGGCATCGTGGTGGAACATTCCACACGTGCCGAGCATCTGCGAAGCATTGGAAGCCGCCTACCAGCGTGGCCGGCAAAGGTCACCAAAGGCCCGCCAGCACATTGTGGACAACTATGACGCTGATACGGTTTACCGGATCATGTGGGCGCCATACTTGGCAAGCCTCGAGGCTGGCACGTGATCCCGGCGCTAATCGTCCCGATCCTCGCAAAGCCTGAGCTGCTGTATGACATGGTTGCGTCGATTGACTACAGAGTGGATCACCTGCTGGTCATCGACAACGGGCAATGCGTCGACCGGGAGCGGGTCGAGACATGCCGCGCCATCCAGATAACGGTCCTCGACATGCCCAACAACATGGGAGTAGCCGGGTCGTGGAACCTAGGCATCAAGGCCCTGCCCTTTGCTCCCTATTGGCTAATCGCGAACTTCGATGTGACGTTTCCGCCTGGTGCCCTCGAAGAGTTTCACGGGAAGATGCAGGGTTATGCCGGGTTGATGCTGTCAGCAGGTTCGCCACCATGGTGCGTGTTTGGGCTGGCGGCTGATGTGGTGCGTCAGGTTGGATTATTCGATGAGCGGTTTCATCCCGCATATTTCGAGGACAACGACTACGAAGATCGCTGCAACGCTGCCGGGATCCCTGTCGTCGGCTCAGATATATGGATCGAACACGCCAATAGCAGCACCCTGACCGCTGGCTATCAGCACGTCAACGTGGCCACATTCACGAAGAACCAGCACCTATACATGCAGAAACGTGACCGCGGTGACCTGACTGAGGGCGCCTGGTCGTTGCAGCGCAGGCTGGACCAGTCATGGGACTAGACGTTGCGGTTGTCACGTCTTGCTATGGGGACGGCGGCTACTGGGAGTTGTTCGGTGACCAGTGGCTGTCGACGATCGCGGCATGTGATCCGCAACCATCGCAGGTCATTCTCGTCACGGATACGCCACGGCACGTCCCATCGTGGGTGACACAGGTTCCGTTCCATGATCGGCATATGGGGATGATGCTGAACGAAGGCGTCCGCCACGTGACCACCGAATGGGTGCACCATCACGGCATCGACGACCTGCTCATGGTCGACGCCTACACCGACGTGGACACGACTGCGGATGTGATCTCCTATCCGCACATCTACGGCGGCATGATGTCCGGCATCGCCCAGTACCGTGGCGGCTTTGAGACCATGTGGCAGATGCCCAACAATCCGATGCTGGGCGGGTTCTTCCACCGGACACAGGTCCTGCGGGACATTCCCTATCGGCGTTTCGGCTGGTGCGATGAGGCTCATTTCTGTGAGATGGCCTATTTCGGTAAGACCCTGCATGTCACCGAACGGCCCCGCTCCGTGTGGGTGCGGCACCCAGCTGCTCATTCGATCAACGGCAACCAGGCGTATCAGGACGAGGTGAACGGATTCAAGGCCCGCCTGGGCGCTGGGCTGATCGAGATGGGTGTCCCGGAATGAGTGACTGGCTGGTGGTCGGTTCGGGGATGATTGCCAGCGGCATCATGCGCTACGTTCCGCACGCCGTGCAGATGCGCCGCCCTGACCATGACATTAGAACCATTGACACCGTGCCAGGCACATCCGGGGGCGTGGCTGTTGTCTGTGGCGCGGTGACGGGGATTCGGCAGTGTGAACTGTTCCCGGGCTGGTCGAGGAATGTCAACGTTCGGCACACGTTGCGCGTGGCTCGTCTGCTGCATGAACGTGGCTGGAAAGTCGTCATGATGTCCAGTCAGGCGGCGGTCAAGCCGACCACGGAATACGGCTGGCAGAAGGCAGCGGTGGAGAAGGCTTGGGAGTTCGGTCCGATCCTGCGGCTGCCGAAGATCGTGCACAGGGACCAGGCCCTGATCTGCTCGTGGAAGTATGAACTGTCCCGCGGTCGCCTGATTTTTCCATTCGTTGATGCCAGCATTCAACCGATCACGGTCCCTGACGCCGTGGAAGCAATCCGCGCCGCAGCTGCCCAAGCGCGCGGCATCGTGGAAGCACCGGGATACGTCACGACATGGTTTCACGTGGCACATCAACTGGCGAAAGCCTGCGGCTATGACACGGAACTGGTCCGACGTGGACACGGCGGGTTCACGCATCCACTGATGAATGGGACAATACTGCGAGGGATGGGCTGGCAGCCGCCAACCATCGAGCACGTTATCGACGCTTTGATCTAGGAGTCCACATGGCGATAAGCAACGGTTATGCGACGTTGACGCAGGTCAAGGCCGCTGCGCGCATCACTGACACCGTTGATGATTCGCTGCTGGAGATGGCTATCGAAACGGCGTCGCGGATGATTGACGGGATCTGTGAGCGGCGATTCTTCACTGCTGGCACTGAGACACGGTTTTACGTTCCCGCGTCCGGGCTGGTGTGCGACATTGACGACCTCGCGGGGACGGCTATCACGGTCGAGGTGTCGACGGCTGCTGATGGCGTGTTCGATCTGACGTGGGCCGCGACCGACTACCAGCTCGAGCCGTTGAACAACCAGTCCACCGGGTTGACGTTCGCGCCGACTCGTCTGCGGGCCGTCGGGGACTACGTGTTCCCTTGGGACTATGTGGGGACGCGCACAGTGAAGGTCACGGGCGTGTTCGGGTTCGGAACGGCGGTGCCGATGGCGGTGCAGCAGGCAACGATCATCGCCGCGCTGCGCACCTACAAGCGCCTGGACAGTCCCCTCGGTGTGGCCGGGTTCGGTGACATGGGTGCCATTCGGGTTACCCGGGTGGATCCTGATGTGCAGGCGATGCTGGCACCGTATCGCCGCAATCCGGTGGGTATCGCATGACAATCTCGGGGATGCGCACCGGTCTGGCAACGAATCTTGGCACGATCAGCGGGCTGCGCACGGGTGCCACGATCCCCACAGATCCGAAGCCACCCATCGCGATCGTCATGCCCAACAGCATCACTTTTGATACGGCGTTTGCGCGTGGCTTGGACGAATACGAGTTCATCGTGCTGGTCATCGTCGGCAAGGTCGACGACCGGACAGCGCAGAACACGCTGGACGGCTACTGCAACCCGACAGGGGCAGGGTCCGTCAAGACCGCTATCGAGCGGGATAAGACTCTCGGTGGGAACGCTCAGACCCTCCGAGTCACCAACATGCGGAACTATTCCGCTATGAGCATCGCAGAGAACACATACCTGGCCGCAGAGTTTACGGTTCAGGTCTACGCATAAAAAAGGAGTCATCGTGGCAAAGTTTGTTCTAACGGAGCCGGTGATTGTTTTCGCCGGTTCAACGGTCACCTCAAGCGCTGCCGCGGTGACCATCTCGCTTGAGGTGGACGACGTGGAGACCACGGCGTTCGGTTCGTCTGGTGGCTGGCGTACCCGTATCGGTGGCCTGAAGCAGGGCACCGTGGACTTCGAGTTCCATCAGGACTTCGGAACGGGCGCCATTGATTCGCTGTTCTCGTCGAACTTCGGCGGCACTGCAGCGGTCAAGGTGCGCAGTGGTACGGCAGCGATCAGCGCAACGAACCCCGAGTTCCAGTTCGATGTGCTCGTGAACAAGTGGAACCCCATCGACGGCAGCGTCGGTGATCTGGCGACCAATAACGTGTCGTTCCCGATCACTGGTGTCGTCACCCGGGCCACGGCCGGATAGTGACCTTGCGACGGGCGTCCCTGCGCGACGCTCGCCCGGGAGGTGAGTCATGCTGACCACAGACCTAACCGTCATCGGCGTGGACAAGATCCTGCGCGAACTGAACGCCTTCGATAAGGAAGCGCAGAAAGTGCTGCGCCGTGACATCCGAGAGGCCGTTGGGATCGTCAGGGATGAAGCAGCCGGATACTTGCCTGATCGCGTCCTGACTAACTATGGCCGCTGGATAGCAAGGAAAGACGGCCGCGACTTGTCCTGGGATGCGGGATCTGCTCGCGCTGGCCTGAAGGCGCGCAGCTCGTTGAAACGATCAGAGGGCCTGTATCGAGTGCAGGGTGCTGTTGTGAACACGTCGCCAATAACGGCGATCTTCGCACTCGCCGGATCAGGTGCCGGTAACAGCCAGATGGGTCTAAGGATTCGAGCGCAGTACTCGAGCCGTCTGTACCCGCGTGCTCTTGGTCCGGCGTGGCACCGTCACGTCGACAGGGTGCGGGTTCTGATTGAGGATGCAATCGTGAAGGCTGCTGCTGCTGTCGGCAGATGATGTTGTGAACTGTTCCACCTAAAGGGAGATACCTGCGATGATGCAACTGAAGATGACAATCGAATACCTGAACGGCGAAACAACCGAAGTCACCACGATCCCTTTCGATCTGGTCGTGTTCGAACGGCACTACGATAAGCCAACGCAGGCTTTGGCAACCGAGTCACGTATTGAATGGCTGATGTTCCTGGCCTACTCGGCGTTGAAGCGACGCGACAACATCAAGGAATCGTTCGATGAGTGGAGTGTGACGATTGCCAGCGTCACGACGGGCGGGGAGGCCGACGTGCCCCCTTTGGGCCGCAGTCGGCGAGCTGGCTCATCGTCCACCTCTCCTACGAATGGAAGTTGAGCCCTGAGGAAGTTGCCCAGTTGCATCCTCGTTGGATTGTGACGATGCACCGGTATCTCAGGTGGAGGAATATTCAGATGCGGGACGCCCACAGCTAAAGGGAGGTGATTCATGGCACGCGGCGATATCGCGGTTTCTATTCGCGGTGAATATGACGACCGTGATGTGGATCGTGCTATTCGTGACCTGAAGCGGCTGGGTGGGACGGCTGACAAGCAAACGAAAGGCATGGGTGGGCTGGGCCTGAAGGGTGCCGCTGTTGGCACCGGTCTGGCTGTTGCGGGTGCTGCCGCGTTGTCTTTCGGGCAGGACGCGGTGCAGGCCGCCCAGGAGTCGCAGGTCGCGGACCAGCGGCTGAATGCTGTGGCCAACAGCATGGGCCTGACTGAGGGTGCTTTCGCTGGTGGCACAGAACGACTCCGTGAATATGCCGACACGTTGGCGGCCAGCATTGGCGTAGAGGACGAATCGATCAAAGCCGTCCAGGCGAAACTGATCACGTTCGAGGCTGTCGGTAAGACCATCAATAACACCGGTGGCGCTATGGATCGCGCCACCCAAGCGGCTTATGACTTGGCGAGCGCCGGGTTCGGCACCGCTGAAGGTAACGCCACACAACTGGGTAAGGCGTTGCAGGACCCGGTGAAGGGTCTGGCGGCTCTGGCGCGTTCTGGTGTGACGTTTACTGAGGATCAGAAAGCCCTGATCAAGGGCTTTGTTGAGGCTGGGGATTCAGCGTCAGCGCAGAACATGATCTTGCAGGCTGTGGAGACACAGGTCGGTGGCACAGCTGCTGCGACGGTGACTGCTGGCGCGAAGATGTCGGTGGCGTTCGGCCAGTTGCAGGAACAGGTCGGCATGGCTGTGCTGCCGTCGCTGCAACTGCTCGTGGACGCGATCCTGCCCATCTTCGAGCAGATCAAGGGACCGGTCGGGGAGATCTTCGGCGCGCTTGGCACCACTATTGCCGCGATCGTGCAGGCTATTGCGCCGCTGCTTCCGCCGTTGGCTGCGGCATTGACTGTCGTGGCCAACGTCCTGGCTGATGTCTTGATCACGGCAGTTGAGGCGTTGATGCCGGTTATCACGCCACTGTTGACGTTGATGTCGGATCTCGCTACGCGGCTGGCTCCCCTTCTGGGGCCGCTGCTGGTGAAGGTCGGCGAGGCGTTGACAGCCGTCATGAATGCTGTCATGCCACTGCTGCCACCGTTGCTGGATTTGGTGTTTCAGATCCTCGAGCCGTTGATGCCGATCCTCGATGTCGTGCTGGACGTGTTCATCCAACTGGTGAACCAGGCGTTGGCGCCGATCTTGCAGGTCGTTGGGTTGCTGCTGCCACCGTTAGCAACGTTGATCAATGTCCTGCTGAAGGCAATCCTGCCGATCATCGAACCTTTGATTCCGATCTTCGCTGGTCTGGCGTCGATTCTGGGTGGTGCCGTTGTCGGCGCTATTGGCTTGGTCATGGTCGGATTTGGGCGGATGTTGAAGGGATTGGCGAACGCTGTCCCGTTCATCGTGAACAACGTGATAAAGCCCATCGCCAATGCGTTCCTGAACTGGGCGGACACGATCCTGTCGACTGCTGACACGGCGTTCTCGTGGGTGCCTTTGATCGGTGAGAAGATTTCGCAGGCTCGCGCCGGGATGGCTGGACTGCGTACCACTGTCCTCGCGGGCATTGACAGTATCGCTGCTGGTGCGGCTTCCGCAGGTGAGACGATCGCCGGGCAGTTGATCTCTGGCGGTGAGCAGGCCATCGCTTCGGCTGGCCAACTGGTTGGGCAGGCTGGCGCATCGTTCGCGTCTGCGTTCTCAGGAACGGGTGGCCGGAAGCCTACGGGCACCGCGGTCGGCGGTCAGGGTGCAGCGATGCGTGCCAGTGGCGGACCGGTCACGTTGGGCAGTTCGTATGTCGTTGGCGAGCGGGGACCGGAACTGTTCATCCCGGACGTGTCCGGGACGATTGTCCCTAACGGTGGCACTGGCATCGGCATCGCCGGTGGCGCAGCTGCTGGGAACACGTACAACATCACTGTGCAGGCCGGGGTTGGGGATCCGCGGGAGATAGGCCGCCAAGTCGTTGAAGTGATCAAGCGTTTTGAGCGGGCTTCTGGCCCGGTGTTCGCGGCAGCCTGACATGCCATCGCCAACTGTCACGATCTCCTTCGATCTGTCAGCGAATGGTCTTGGTGACTTCTTCACACTGGACGACACCACGAAAGGTGTCCTCGATCAGGGCACCTATCTGTATGCCGGTGATGTGGCACAGGATGTCACCGGCGATGTGCGGAAGATCAGCACCAGGCGGGGACGATCAAAGCAACTGGACCGGTTCACGGCGGGTGCCTGCACGGTCACGCTCGACAACAGGACGCGCAAGTATGACCCGACCGCGGGGACAGCGCAGTCGCCGTACGCGGGGCAGATCACGCCAGGCAAGGCAGTCACTGTCGCTGTCGCCGGTCAACCTGTCTACGCGGGGATCGTTCAGGACTGGAACCTGTCCTATGAGATCTCGGGCGACTCGACAACCGATGCGGTGTGCGCTGATGGGTTCAGCTTGTTGGCGCAGACAGTTGTCCCTGTTGGCACGGCCACGGCGCAGGCCACGGGTGCCCGGATCGGCGCCTACCTGACGACTCTCGGGTGGCCAACAGCGCTGCGAAGCATTGGCACCGGGCAGGCAACACTGCTCGCTGACATCATCAAAGCCAACCAGAACGGCCTGCAGTATTTGCAGAAAGTTGAGGCAAGCGAACCGGGCGCGTTGTTCATTGGCAAAGACGGCGCGATGGTGTTCCGTGATCGACTGCAAGTCCAAGCATGGAACGGTGTGACGTTCGCCGATGATGGGACAGGGATCCCGTTCACTGACCTCGAGGTTGAGTACGGTACGGAGACGTTGTTCACGTCGACGACTGTGACGCGTTCCAATGGGTCAGCGACAGTGGGCACGGCGACGTCAACGAACGCGTCAGCGCAGACAGCGTATGGGCGGACTAATCTGTCGATTGACACGTTGTTGTCGTCTGATGCGCAGGCATCGAATCTGTCAGCGTGGCTGCTGGGGAAGTATCAGCAGCCGCAGTATCGAGTGCGGCAGTTGAAGTGCACGCTGGACGCGTTGAATGCGACGCAGGCGGGGCAGCTGCTGGATCTGGAACTGGCAGACGTGGTGAAGTTTGTTTTCACGCCGAATCAGGTTGGGTCGCCGATTACGCAGTATTTGATTATTGACTCGATTGCGCATGACATCACTCCGTCTCGGCATGAGGTCACGTTGGACGTGTCGGATACTCAGATTGCGTTCACGTTGGACAGTGCCGTGTTCGGCGTCCTCGATCAGAACATCTACGGATTCTAGGGAGGGTTGATGGCTGGCGCGGGTTATAAGGCGTTCGCTGCCGGGGGGACGGTCTTGTCAAGTGACATGAACACGTATTTGATGCAGCAGATGATCATGAACTTCGCTGGGACTGCGGCCCGTGATTCGGCGCTGTCGGGTGTGGTTGCTGCGGGGATGGTCGCCCATGTGGGCGGTGGAACGTTGACGGTTTATAACGGTACTGCTTGGTCTACGTTGTGATGGGAGCATGATGGCTGGCGCTGGTTACAAGTCTTTCGGCACGGGCACTGTCCTGACAGCCAACGACGTTCAGACATATTTGATGGACCAGGCGGTGATGAACTTTGCAGGCACTGCGGCCCGTGGTTCAGCGTTGCCGTCACCATCAACCGGCATGGTGACGCATGTCGGTGGTGGCACGGTGCAGGTGTGGAATGGGTCGTCTTGGCAGACGGTTGGCGGCGCGTTGTCGGCGGCTGTTATTTCGTCTACGCCATCAGCGACGGTGACCGATGGTGGCACGTCTTACAAGGTGTGGCGCTACACAGCGAATGGCACCGTGGTGGTGACGACTGGTGGGACGTGTGATCTGCTGGTCATCGGTGGGGGTGGCGGTGGAGGATTCAGCACGACGGGGGCAGCAAGTGGTGGCGGGGCTGGGGGAATGGCTGTCAGTGCAGGCACACAGAATGCCTACCTGAACGCTGGCACCTACACGATTGTCGTTGGCGCTGGTGGCGCTGGTGGGACTGCGAACGTTACGCAACCGGGTCAGGGATCTTCCTCTGTCGTCGCCTTGTATGTCGGTGTCGGTGGTGGCGCTGGTGGACCTCGTGCGTTGAATAGTGGTCCTCAGCCAGGTGG